AAAAACCAGTTCATTTGGTTTTTGTCAGCTAAATAATAAAAATGAAAGATTTTATGATTCTGTAATGCCTCGCTGGAGTGAAATCAATGCCATAAATGGTGGAAAAATCGTTCACTCTCCCTATGCTGAAGCGGCTAATTTCGGATTATTGACTGTTGACATCATTAACTATTATGTCATCAAAATTATCAACAATATTGGCGGGGCCGGAATTGCTGGCGTAAGCGATGATCTGTGGGTATCTCGCTGTTTTTTCTCATCGGCATATTCCGCGGTCAACCGCGACCCTGATATATTCCCGTCAAAAATTGAAACCCCTCCAACTTACACCGAGGAAAGAGTAGCTGGCCCGCCTTCCCCTGTAACCTACACCCCACTTAATGCTATTTCTTCGGCGGCTGTTGCTGCCGGGAAAAAACCATTAGTAATGCTGCAATTAATTAAAGACACGACAACTTTGCCATCTCAAATAACAACATACGATGGCGATAACGATGGCGATGTTGTTGGCTTTAGCGATCGAGATTTTGCAAAGTATTATTTTGGTTATAAACCAAGTTTTTATTTATCTTTTGATGACACGGACACGGACGTTACAAATTACAATTTTTATAGAACCATTGGTGCCAAAATTGAAGGTTGGAGATACGGAATTTACAATGCCATGCCATCTTTTTCAAAAGCTATTTTTAACAGAAATCGTTATGGTCATTTTAGGGACATGTTCGAACAAAGACTCCACACGAAATTTTATGATATAAATAAAAGAATTGCCTTAGATTCGCCGGTAATAATAACTTATGCCGGAGAAGCAGCAGCACCAACAGGTTATGATTTTGTTTGCTATCGCGAAGCGAGAGTTACCGAACCATATTCAGATAGAGAGAACCAAGATTAATGGGCATTTTAGACAAAAAAACTCGGATTATGGATACCATTCTTACTCTAGAAGGACGTAATCAAATTGCCCATGGAAAGCTAAAGGCTGCTTTTTACTCTTTCACTGATGGCGGAATTTTCTATCAAGGTGATATTGTGAGTGGTTCCGCGGACACCAATTCAATATTCATGCTGGAGGCTACCAATTTACCTCAAGACCAAATTACGTTCGAAGCAGATGACTCGGGACGGTTGGTGGCTTATCGCGGATCAAATACTATTGTCCGTAATGGGCAAATTATCAGTGGGTCTTCTATGAGTTCCACAGGGGAGATTCTAGTAAATGATGATTTTAATAGTGCGGCGGATATGTTGCTTTCGTCTTCGGTGGACAATTTTAATCGGCTGTGCCTCCTTGGAAGCCCTGATCCATTTGATAACTCTTTCCGGTTTTTGATCAACAAAAGCTCAATCAATTTCACGATTAGTGAACAATTGCCTATATCGCCTGCGCAAATTAAAACAATTAGCATTAACGATGCTGAAAGTTTATTTATGGACAAACGATTGTCTCATATTCCGAATTTTGCTTATCTTCCTCCTGTTAATAAACCGGCTTCACCAAGCGCCACCCCAACTTCGCTGGGAAATTTCCCGCGCCTTAATCAAGCCCCTATTTTAACTATCGAACAGCTAGACACAGAATTAGCGGTATTGAGGCGCAATGGCTATGAAGAGACCATTCAATTTACAGAAACTTCTTTACAAAATAACTTGGTTGGTCAATTTTTTGAACTTACTAATAATGGCCTGAGCAAACTCGATGTGATTGATTTTGGAAGTTTCTTAAAGACGGAAGATGAGTTTCCTTCAAAACATGTATTTTTTGTTGGCAAAGTATTTAATGATGATTACGGAACAGATACGTTTATCAATTTATTCATTCTTATTTTCGAAAGTTAACCATGAGAATCAACACCCCAACAGAGAGCGGAATTTTAAAATTGGACGAGGCCGATTTTGCTTCGTTAATTTCTATTGACGGATCGAAATATAAATATAAAGTTTCGTATCATGTAAATTTTTCTCGTGCTTTGCAATTAGAGTGTCAGACTGTAAAAATTGATTTGTTGTCCACGATAAATTCCGCCCTGGCTGCTCCTACGTTTTTGGGAGCTACTTTTGGCGGAGCGGTCAATAATATTCTTACTTCTACTGCTCGTGCTAAAGATGCTAGGCGTATTGCCGGGTCTGACGTAATCCAAAGCTACGTTTCTGACTTTACATCGCGCGTTAACAACGAATATTCTTCTAGAATTTCAAGCGGGATTTCTGTACAGAATTTTACTACAGAAATCGAACTAAGAAGCAGTAGCGATCCTTTAGTTCGTTCTTTGGCTTTGCCCATTTTACAACAACATAGTTTTAGAGAAGCTCAAACAACCCAACGCGATTCTACGCTCGACAAGCAAGCCTCTACCTCGTTGATATATGACCACGGAATAGATCCTTCCATCATTGGCAACCGCGCTAATTTCATCGTTCCGGCAAAAACAATGTTAGATGGCACTATTCCGCTACCTCGACCCTCTGCATTACCCGGAAATGCTAATACTTTGATTGACAGTTTAATTCCAATGACTGCCGCAGTTTATAATAATTTTGATTTAACGTCTAATCAGACAATTCCTGTTCTAGTCCAAACATCAACTTCTTTCGTGCGTGTTGATGCAGACGTTTTCCTTCCAATGGGCATAAGTTCTGTTTTTTATCTTCGATTTACGCTGTTGAATAAATTGGGTAATATTGTTGATTCAATTACAAAAATTGTAGACCACCCATATTTGGTGACTTTGTACAAACAACCAATCATTCCTCCTATGTTGAGTTGCAATGCACTTTTTTTAGGAAAAAATATTTTAGAGTTTTCTCAACAAGACACCAAAGCTAAATCCATTAAAATATATCGTAAAATCATTAATCGCAATATTGCCGATCAAGAAAATGATTTAATGAAATATGTTTTTTTAACTGAAATAGAGTGTACGGTTAGCGACGGGATTCTTCGCTATGAAGATGATGTAGCAAATTACAACCCTGTAATTTATCGCGCTATTTCTTCTGGGCAAGATAATGTAATGAGTTCTGAATTTAATAATTCAGTTACCACTGCCGTGTTTGTCAACTCCGTATTAAGTTCACACCCAAGGCAAAACCACTTTGCCTTAACCTGCTCGTTAACTGCCGATGGTGTTTCGTTGGAAGTTAGAGATGTTTCTTCAAATGTAATTGGCATTCAATTTTACCGACAAAATCTTTCTGCTTTTGAGAAAAACCCCGCAGTAGTGAGTGATGTTATCCTTACCATTGATAAGCACTCGGCCTTGATTGCTTATGTTGATAAAACAGCCGAAGTTAACAAAACATATCGGTACACCTGTAAACTACTTGATATATTTGGAAAAGAAGAGACGGCAAATTTGGCCATCATCGTTGAATTCAAAAAGAAGAATCAAGATAAAGTCGTGTTGACAACAGCTTCTGCGGCCGTGATTACGCCAACTGGTTTATATCAGGATATTTCTTTTAAGCTTACAACCTCAATTAACCAAACAGTTGTCGGATCAGTTCAGTCATCGCTCAAAAATCAAAGCGAAAATGCTGGTTATTTCAGCGAGGATTTCACCAGTGCAAGAAATACATTACAGACACTAATTGCTTATCACGTTGTTAGAAACAATTTGTCTACCGGCGAAATTTGTGATTTTGGAATTATAACTGACAGAGAATTTTCTGACATTAAACATGGTCAACTTGCTGCTGTTTTGCCCCCGCAGCAAGGTTGTGATTATCGCTACGAAGTCACAACCTTGCTGCGGGAGTCTGATACGATTTTGAATGTCGAGAAAATAATTAAAGTTCGTACTAGAGAATATACAACAAAACCATCACGATGGCAACATCCTGCAATTTTACAGCATGGTTCGTTATTCTCCAATGATTCGCTAGAGAGAACCTATGGCAAAACAGAATTTTTGTTCGGGGAGGTTGGTGATATCACGACGATAAAAGTATCACTTCCAAACACTTTGCCGTATATTACGGAAGTCAAAAGTCAAAAAATTAACACATCGACGATTTCCGTCAAGTGGAAAATATTGGGAGATACTAATAAAATTGATCATTTTATCGTCTTGCTGGAAATGATTGGAATGAGAACCATCGTAGGCAAAGCTCACGGAATTTCTGAAAACGGAGTATTTACATATATTGACGAATTAACCAATGGCGAAAGAGGAATGCTTCGCTATATTGTTTTACCTGTATATAATGACTACAGTCGTGGAGCACAAATTCGTTCTCATAATGATGTACTCATTTAAAGGAAAACATGGCAACTGGCCTCAATATCGGTAATAGAAGCGCAAGGATGGGGGGACTGAGTTCCCAAGCTCGTCCTTCGGCAGACACGAATTCGTCTCTCGCTAGAGACTCGCCTGCCGCTCAATCGACTGGTGAATCTACGGTGGTTTTTGTTGCACCGCCAATTATCCAGTTACCGCCAGCCAATAACAGGCGTTATACAGAAGACACTTTACAAATAAGTAATTTCTCCGCCCTCAACTCCAGCTACATGGACCAAGCCGGAATTTCTACCATACGACCAGAAATCGTTGCAATCGTTGATTTCGAGCCCATCTACCAAGTCCAAACTGTAAATCCTACAATAGTTGGAAAGCTTTTAGATATTCAGTTACAAGCTCGCGCACTCAAAGAAGAGAATCTTTCAACTATCCTTCAAAGGATCAGAGGGAACCCCGCTGCGAGAGAAGCATTCCAAAGCTTGGAGGCGAATTTTACAAACGAACTTCCAGCTACACAATCGCGACTTAATCTTATTTTTCAAGCAATCGCAGAACTTGCGAATGCCAGAAGTGCTTTTGATATCAAAGATACTGCAATCGCGACCAATCGATTTTTGTCTGTCGCTGATTTATTCATGAACAAATTGAATTTTTCTCGTCAAGGATTTAGAAATTTCCCTGACACTAAAATTTTAGAACAATTACTTCATGAATTATTTATAGCAACTGCACATTATCCAACATCTTTGGTCGGTAATTTACAATATGCATATCAAAATGATTTGAGTCCTACGGTTTTAAATAAAGTCGCGAATGACCTTACGAGCTTTTCGGTGAACGTTAAAGTCTTTCGTTCGGAATTGGTGCCTTTTAACGCAGCGAACCCTGTTAAATTTGACACGTTAATGGATACGCTTCCGCGTGATCCTGATGAGAAAATCAAATTTCTAACTCTTCTTTTGTCTAAAGAACTGAGAGTTTCTAAGGGACTTGGTACGCCTGCCATTGCCGCGAGATTGGCAACTCAATTTGATTGTGGTGACATGGGTGATCCATTTAACAACATCGTTGGTTTGCCTGGGGCGACAATTTTCGACGTTCCTTCGGGTGCGAAATCTTTTTCGTCTGTTTTCATTGCTAACACTGCGGACAACAATCGATTCATCCTTCCTTTTGAGGCCAAGTATATTGATGACCCTGTTTCGCACCGCCAATTTATTCCTGGGCCTTCTTATTTTGTGGATTCGTTGACGAATAATATTTCAGCGCTCGGAGTCAACAACAGCCCTCTAGTAGCTTACATCAGTGCTTTTTCAAACAAATTTAATGCAGTTCAACAGTCATACAATGATCTGCTAAATCTTAATGTAGATAGAAATTTGTTATTTGGAGATGACATATTCTCAAGATTGCTGCTAGCATTCTATTCCTCGTCTAGCGGTCTAACCACCGACACGCCTTCTTTTGATTTGGATCAAGCTGTTATTGGCACGATTCTGAAAACAGCTAGCACTGATCGAGAATTAAAACTGCTTTTATTACAATTTTTTATTTTGATTCTTGGCTGTGATGATTCAACTTCAGCACAACGATCACTATATGATCACATGGCTGCTAATGAGATTACTTTTTTGAGCAATCTGACGACGGTGCCAACCCGTCCTGATGTCCCAGGTAGCACGCTGATGGCTCCTTTGCGCGCCACTGCTTTGGCTTCTTTGGCTTTTGAATTAGCCAGCAAAATCGAAGACAGGCTTTTCGCGCTGTATGGGCTCCCGGCATTGCAATCTAATATTGGTTTAGTCCAACTTCTCCCTGGCTTGAATTCCCAACCTGATAATAGCAGTGTAATTGGGACAAGTAGGTCGATTGAAAATATCCAAAATCATTTATTGGGAACTAACGGATTCAACATCACCAGAGGCAACGTAAGAGATATCCTTGCTCGTTCGGTATTTGATGGATCAGATTCTTCTACCAATGTTCTTCGCTCGATGGTTCATTTCATCTCAGATTTAACTAACAATGCTGGAGATGGAGCTTATGTACCCGATGGAACGTACCGAACAAGATTCAATTTTTTAAGCACAAGTAGTGTATGTTTGGTCGTTCTGGAAATATTTGCTAGCTTTGCTAGCAAATATTTCTTGGCAGATTTTAATCCAAGCACTTATCCAAATACTTTACGTTTGACACTACAAACAACCCGCCAAACACGCATGAGGGGCGTTTATTGGTCTGTCGGTGAAATGGAGAGTAGCACATTCAATAGCGGAATACCAGCATCGTCACGGCCCATTGGGAACATTATGGCTAATTTTGACGAGAGAGCAGTAGGCGCCGCTCTTGATACTAATCCTTTGCCCATTTTACAGCAATCGTTAAATTTAGTAAAAAGTGCAATTAAAGACGAGAACCAATTTATTAAAAACGTTTTATATGTGTTTCAAGCGATCAATACTCGTTTGATTCAAACACGCGACCAAATTTTGAATTTTTTCAATGCAAACAACATTTTTTTGCAAGCCATTTTTGCCGGGAATGTTATCAACAGTGAGCCGCAAGTAAGACTTGCGGCGTATTTATTTGATCAGTTTAATCAACGACTCACGCAGAATAGGGCTAGCAGCCATTATTCGCCGTTCCTTGATAATTTTTCGGGCTTATCATCTGGCGTTCAAAGTACCCTCAAAACGTTGTTGCAACAACCAACGTATAGAGAAAAAGATACTAACAGTGCGATCAAGCTTTTCACCGTTGGCATCCCGAATGGTTTCAGCAAGAATTTGCATCAAAGAATTGATTTAGGCGACGTAAATTACCACTCTTTTACTGAGCAGGCATCGACTTTGATTAAAATCAATTTGTATAAACGTAGTCTGGATTACCCAGATCTTTCTTTCAAGCCGAAAGAGTATATTTTTGACTTAGCTTTATTCGTTAAAAATATACCAATAGCACCAAACGATTTTTCTTCCTTTGTTTACGACAACGTTCTTTTTTCAGATTTTTCCCTTTTGGGTGACATCAAAAGCGCAACGGCGCGCATTTTGTTAAGAAATAGGAAATACTCTTTTTTAACGGAAGCACAGAAAAATTCTCTTGCTCGTAACCATTTAGAAAATGATGTTTTGAATTTTTACACCCAAATTCTAACGGGTATTGATATGTCAGAAAGTACATTTCTTACAGCCGATCCGCCACTGGAGATAGACGCTCAGTTTCAGCGTAATCTACAGCAATTTGTTAAAACATTTATTCAAAACTTCTCAACACAAACTTTGACTACCAATATTTTGCGCACACGAAATGCGGAAATTGGACGGTTGTTGTCGCAGTTGGATGCAAATTCCCTAACGGAGAATTCACTGAGAGTGCAACCGGGGGCGCAGGGAACTGTAGAAGTAACACCTGAGTTGTTGGAATTCTTGCAATTATTTACTGGGAAGAGTTTTTTGGCTGGACATAAAACTACAAGTCAGCGTTGGCTCACGCCAAAATTATTCGACAGAGTATTTACGTTTAGCGCTGATATAGACGAGTTTGAGGTTGATTATACATTGACAACTTCTTCTCAAAGCGGTCGTCAATTATTCGCAAGAACGGATTTTTTGCAAAAAATTGTCTATTTATCCAACGGAACATATATTATGAAACGGAAACGTTCGAACGAAGTTCGTTTTGATGACTATTTTGTTGCGGTTGAGTTGATGGCCCCAGGAAGTTTCACATGAATATCACATCATTATTTTCTAGCCGGGTGGTAAATATTGACGTTCCAGAAGTCACCCAAATTCGAGCCAGCTTTGTTTATAATTTTTTCATGAAAAACGAAAGAGAAAATGAAAACGGAGAAGTTCGTCATGATATTTTAACCAGATCACCCGACGCTTTTGATCCTATCACAATTGATAGACTTTCAAAATTTATTCCTAGATTTGTTCGCATCGAATTTGTGCCTGTTCCAAGTGGTTTATTAGGCACGAATTCGCATAAAAATGACATAAAAATCAAAGATTTTTTGAACGTTCTACAAGATGAACAAAAAATTTCTGGTCGTGATTTTACCAGAATTAATTTTCAAGAGAGTAATTTAAACGGAAAACTTTTCTTTTTGGCTCGGAAAGTTTTGGAGAAAAAAATCGACCAACAAAATGCTGCACTAGGAACTCAAATTACTGCTGCCCAAAACAACCTTTCTGCGGAAATAACGCAACTCTCCCCTATTGATCAAGCGAGATTACTTAACAGTTTAACATCTACTGATGTTTCGAATCAATTTATTGTAAGAAGCCTCAACAACATTCAAGCACTTGGCTCGCGTTTTATTGACGAGAACACTAAAGAGGAAATCGTTGAAGACCAACTTGAAGAGCTAAGGAAAGTTTCGTTGACAACTCGTTTAAACAATAAAGTCGTCGCGCAATTAGCGCGCAGTTCGGCGACCGATTCTCTGGGTTCCTACGAGGCTGAACTGACCACTGTCTTGCCGACTTTGGACTCTGTTCAGGCGAACACACGCGCGGGCTCCAATGGCTCTGCAAACGTCATTAGAGCAGCGGATTACGAGACCGAAATCGAGTATATCCAAACGGATTCAGTGGACGCAAATGGTTTCACTCCGAGTTTATATGTAAGGGGCTATATTATTGACAAATATGAAGTTCAAGAGAACGGAGTTTATGTCCCCAAGGGGCAAATTGTCATTGAAAATTCCGATGTTGGCACAACAGTTGATTTACAGATCAAATATGGCGCCACATACGTTTACACAATTCGTAGTATTGCATTGATCAACATAGAAGCGTTCAGCGATACAAATGTTCAGAGTATTATCGCGTTGGTATCTTCGAAGCCAAGCCAGCAAACAATCGTTCATTGCGTTGAAGCAGTACCACCGCCACCACCAGCAGATTTTGACGTTGTTTGGGATTATCAAAAACGAGTTCCTTGTGTTTTATGGTCATTTCCGATCAATACCCAAAGAGACGTGAAAAAATTCCAAATTTTCAAAAGATTAACAATTAATAGCCCTTTTGAGCTTGTTAAAATGTATGATTTTGATGATTCAATAATCAAAAGTCAAAATTTTGAAACCCCTGATAGATCTTTAATAGAAATTTTAGAGCAACCAATTACATTTTACTACGACTATGATTTTAACAAAGAAGGTTCATGCATCTATTCAGTATGTTGCGTTGATGCTCACGGCTTCTCGTCTAATTACTCAGTGCAATTCAGAATTCATTATGACGCATTTTCTAACAAACTTACAAAAGAACTTGTTTCAACCGAAGGAACGCCAAAAGCATATCCCAACATGTTTTTAAACCAAGATACTTTTGTTGACACCATAAAATCTTCAGGTGCGGGGCAATTGAAAGTTATTTTTAATCCCGAGTATTTAAAAGTTGAGAATAGCCTTGGAGAAGATATGAGGCTTCTCGCCACTAATCGATCTTCTGGGGGGAAATATCGCCTTCAGTTTATCAATATGGACCTTCAGCAGCAAGTGTCCACAGACATCAATTTGATCGATCGTCGCTCAAGCTAAAATGAAAAATTGAGTTATGAGTAGTTACTGATGTACTTTTAAAAAAGTAATACTAAAATAACCAACATTATTGAAGGATGGTAAAGGTTTATGGGTTTTTTAATTTCGGATAGTTCCAATATTATTTTAGATGCCGTTCTAACAGACACAGGAAGACAGTTCTTGGCACGAAATGATGGCAGTTTTAGCATTACAAAATTTGCTTTAGGCGACGACGAAGTTGATTATTCAATCATTCAAAAGTTTGGTCGTACTGTTGGTGCAGAAAAAATAGAAAAGAACACACCAGTTTTTGAAGGGTTGGCCAACCAGGGTCTAGCTCAAAAATTCAAACTGATCAGTGTTTCCAATCCATTACTCCTCACAATGCCGACGTTAACTCTTACCGGGCAAGAGGGAAGTGACACTGCTGCTTCTATTAATCTTGGGAGTATCACAGCCCGCAGAAAAACCCTGACTGTCTCACAGACTCTTCTTGAAGGATCTGTAGAAGTAGATCTCCGCGACCAATCTTTTATTGTTCAATTAAATGACATGTTTTTACAAGTCTCTGGTTCTCGTAGTGCAAGCACTGATGGTCAACAAAGAGCAACTTACACATTAATGAGAGACGCTAACACCACGGGGCAATTTGGTTCTAAACTCACTTTGGGGCTGGAAGTGAAATCGGTCACTGACACACAATTTGCTATTTATGGCGCCGCCCAGAATAAGCAACTAATCAAAACTTATGTAAAAGTAACTGGAATTAACTCCGGCGCTGTTCTTGAGTTCGAAATTAAAATTACTAAAGGCGCATAAGGAAATTTAAGACATGTCAACATATAAACAATTATCTGCTTCAGACAATCGTACTGCGCGCTCTGTTTTAAATCAGTTAGTAGATTTCCCGCAATCAATCATCAGCGGAACGGTAACTCGTAGAAAATATCAAGTTTTCGTAACGGGCGGCGTTGGTGCTGGAGTAACTTCGTCTCTTTACCAAACGATTTATGACCAAGACTACAGTCTTCAAACGGCTAACGCTCTTTTTGATATGACATTTGGATTACACAAAAATTCTCTAGCTGTTAGCGGATCAACTGCAAGCATAGATACTAGTGGAAAATATTTGTTTTTCTCGCAATCTGTCCAGATGAGAGAAAAAATGGACATTTATAAAACTTTCGCACAACGCCTTTTAGGCGATGCTGAGTCGCAATTTGTGGCTACAACCTCCACTACAACAACCACAATTAACGAAGCTCTATTTATTAACTTTAAACGCTTGTTTCATCGCGATCAAATTAAAAGAGAATCTTTTGCCATGAAGTTCTTTCCGACTGGAAGCGAGAACTTCTCTGGTTCAGGTGGGTCGCTTGCGCGCTCTGGTACAGTGTTAAGCCCTTCAATTTTCACCGATGTAGGAGCCGCTAGCAATAAAGAAATTTCGTTTGGTGGCCAAATTGGTACTATTGTCGATTCTTCAAATACAAATCGCCCTGTTGGTTTAATGTTTTATGATCAAGGCGTCGCTGTTTTAGACATGCGTTCTTGTATTGATTTCAAACAAGGGCAAAATGGAATCGTAAGTGCAATGAGAGTAGCCACCCCCGCAACTCGAAATGGCTCTGCTTGGACAGGCGTTTCAACCACATTCCCAATCGCAGGCTCGCAAGAGTATTTCGAAGCTACGGGCACCGTAGCTGCTACTGAAAATGGCGGGGTTTTGTATCCATTCTCTAGATTCTTGGTTTCTGGATCGATTGATGATATTGTTGATCACATTGCTGTAAGCCGCTTCGGCGGTTCAGATCAAGCCAATGACGCAACAATCGTTTTTCAAAATGCAACCAACATCAACTCAACATTGATTTTATGCCGCGCGGCGGCTGATGAGTTCAACTACTCTTCGAACCCAACCTTCGTCGATGACGACAATAGAATTGTCGTCATCGACGAAGGCCAAGAAGAGTCTCAGCAATCCTTGACTTTTATCACGTCTGTCGGTCTTTACGATGCCAATAATAATTTACTTGCGGTTGCCAAGCTATCTCGGCCAGTTCAGAAAGATAGCACGAGAGATCTTCAGCTACAAGTTAGATTAGATTGGTAAGTTTAAATCTAATCTACTAGATTGATTCTATTGCTTTTGAAGGTTTTATGAAGAAAAAAACAGAAGTAATCAAAAAAAAAGATCCGTCAGAAATACGAAAAATCAAGAAAGTTATTGATCAAATCAGTGATTATGATCAATTTCTTGTTTTGGGAATGTTTCATTTGACGAAAATAGAAAATAAAATGAAGCACCTTGAAGAAATTCAGCCTTCATTGGTTTCTTTCTCAAAAGAAGTCCTTGAAAAACACATGAAGTACACCAAGCAACTTCAAGCAGCTTTACAAAAAATGGATTCTGAATTAACAAAGTTGGCTAAAAATTAATGACAATACAAGTTATTAGTCCCGATGAGATGGAATTCTTCACTTTAGAAACTCATCCTACCCGAAACTATATTTCAAGTTCCACCGGAGGAATCGAAGGTGAATTGTACCTGTTCGCCCGTCGCTCCGACACTGAAAAAGACATATCCCCCATTCCAGCTTTTATTGATAGAACTTACGGAGATTACAATCTAGATTCTTTTTTAAATATTGGGCATCTGAATGGCTCTACCACGCCATTCAACAACTATTCAGTGATGAATGATTATCTAGAGGCTTCGGGGCGACAATCGATTTCGGCGAGAAATTCACAAACATTAGAAATTATCCGGTTTGAGCCGCCTTTCAGGCTCAACTCCAACACTCTTCGGAAATTGGTTACTGTTGACACTCTTATGCCGTATTACAGGACTGAGTACCCAACTGCTCAATTCGGGTACAACAATTACCATTCATTGAATTTTTTTACTGCATCGGCGCTCCCAGAAGAAGCAGCGCTTTTATACCCAAATTCAGCAAGTTCTGTATATCCACTGGGTTGTTATGCGGTTACTACATCATTTAGTTTTGATTTTTGGATTAATCCTCGCCAAACTACCGATGCCGAAGGAGATAATTTTAAAGCCGGAACGTTATTCCATTTATCATCAACCTACGCTGTATCCTTGATTACTGGCTCTTCAAAAGATGCCAATGGATTTCCTGATGGTTTTAGGTTGCTACTACAACTAAGTCATAGCGCCGATATTAGTCCGAGCGTCGCTATACCCGGCACGAATCTGAATGATTTGGTGTTTTTGTCTGATGACAATAGTTTAACAAAAAATGCGTGGCATCATGTCTCTATTCGTTGGGATGGAGCAAAAAATAACAAAACTGGCTCCATGCTCGTCGATGAAGTTGAGTGTGGTCCTTTCGTAATTCCTTTCGAAACTGTTTACCCGTATGGATTGTCATATCCCGATGAACAACCCACTGTATTAGTGGTTGGAAATTACTACGAAGGTCTAAATACTGGTGTTTCTGCGCAGCGTTTGTTTTTATCGACCGATCCTGCCGCTAGAGATGGTTTCGTTAACATGGCGCCTGGGATTACTGGCGAAGAATTTCCTGCTGGGCATCAAATGAGGCATCCATTGAATGCCGAAGTCCACGAACTAAAGATTTTCGATAAATACATCGACGACATTGCTCGCTTATCTTTTGCGTCAAGCAGCGTAGACAATTCTACATCCGAAGGGCTGATTTTCTATTTACCTCCTTTCTTCTCAGAGACATCTCCTATTAGAACATGGGATGCTTCTTCTTCTCAAGGTGGTATTTTACTCACACCTTTTTGTGCGGTAGATGGAAGAACGGCCGAACCATTCAATAAATTATTTTCTTTCGGTGTTGGTGGGCACCAAATCAATCTTGAGAATTTCACAACTGATTTAGCGCAAGGATTTTCTCCGCGTCATTGGTGTTTGACTGGGTCGGTTATCTCGATTGACGCAGCCACTCCAACTACTGCAAATGATTATCTCTACGCCACTGGCTCTAGCGTGAAAAGAAATTTGCTGATTGCGCCGTGTGATAATGGATTGGTATTTCCAAATTACGATTTATTGCCGCACTCAAATCACATAAGATTTAAAAATGATCTTGGCACTTTAGACCCGTCATGGATATCTCTGAGAGAACTAGTAGCCGATAGCACTTTTCACCCCGCTGCGACAGAAGAAGACGGAGCAATTTTGTCTGGCGTCGTAGCAGCCACCCCAGATGATTTAAGACACGTTTCTGAAAATTCTCAGACTCTCACGATTTTTCAAAGAACTCGTGATAACACTTCTAATCAAATAGTTTTTTTCGATATCAGCAACATGTTTTATGGAAACCAAATTAAACCGGGCACTTTTACACTAAGAGATCTCTCTATCAGCGGGTCCGAAGGCAAAATGAACATCCTTATCAAAGATGATGGACGTGGTAATCTTTATCGAGCCGATGCATCAACATTTTGTGCTTCTTGGAATTCGATCGGGAATATTTTTTATAATGAAGGAATAGTGGTAATTAAAACTCCGCATTTGCCTTTTTTCGGGAAGGATCAATTTGAGATTAACTTCCAGGGTGTACAAAATATTCACACGCTGAAGTTCAATCTTTTGGCTAGGTCAAAAGCCCTCATTGCTTCTCATAATGCTACTTACGATTCGTCATTGTCGGCTTCTTTCAGCCCCAGCAACCCGGATCAAAGATATGTGTACATTACAGGCATCAATATCCACGATGAGAATCTAAACGTCATCACGCGAACTAACCTCGCTCAACCTCTCCTCAAAAGATTTGGTGATAAAATGATGTTCCACGTCAAACTCAATTACTGAACTTTCTCTAATTAGAGGTATGGCTACTCGCAAAAAAACTACTATCACCGCTAAACCAAAAAAAAGACGCAGAAAAGGTAGGTATATTACTGGTGAACACATTAGCCCTAAATGCGCAGGGACGATAAAATATCGTTCTGGTTGGGAGCTTTCTGTTCTTAAGTCATTGGATTACGATGCAAGTGTGACTTCATATCTTTACGAAGCTTTTCACATCCCATATTTAGCAAATATCAGAACTGGTAAAATTAGAAAATATATTCCTGATTTTTATATCACATATGCTAATGGCCAGAAAAAAGTAGTTGAAGTAAAGCGAAAAGACAAAGTAACGGAACTGAAGACGGCCAAAAAATTACTAGCTGGCAAAGCTTGGTGCGACAAAAACAACATCATTTTTGAAGTTTGGACAGATGCCACAATTGCCAGAATTCGCAAAGAGCTTGAAACTAAAGGCATCTTATGAAAACACAATTAAAATCTTACATATCTTTAGTTATAGAAAATCGATTAAACAAAGATAGTAGCGATAATTTTCGGCAGGTAAAATGGTTTGAAAATCTTGGAAAATACATCAAAGACGCGCCTCCTTATTATTACGTTCATTTTAGTGATTTAAACAAAGTTGGCATTAATCCTCGCTACAATCACTCTACACCTTTCGGAATTTATGCTTGGGTATTGAACTCAAAATTTTTTGAAATTTTGCAATCGAACCCACAGAGATTTTTTGCCACGGATCGTCCTTGCGTACACATATTAGAGTCTAGCGTCGGAGACGAAGAGACTTTGTTTTTGGATCAAGTAGGCCCTGCTGAGATAAAGTTTTTGGTGGAATGGTTAAGAACAGAGGGAATGCAATATATTCCCAATTTTCCACCTTCTCTTGCTGGATTAGCTAACAAACCAGAGGAGCTTCTTCGAAGAATTGTAGTGCTAGCCAGAGAGGAAACGGCCAGATTAGCCACTTCCTACCCTTCTGGAAAACTTTATTGGGAAATTCTAGAGGTGTTTTGTAATAAAGATTACAAATTATGGCGCAAAATATTGATGCAACTAGGCTACCAAGGGGTTGTAGATATTTCTCCTGAGCACGGGATCATTTATCCTTCAGAGCCCATGCAGGCTGTTTATTTTTCCAAAAGTTTTCTAACACAAATTACCACGTTGCAAAATCCGTCTTCAAACGAGATGTGCGGCAAAGGAGAAGACCCGGTTGTTTCCACGATTGCCCATTTAGCACCGGAAGCTGGCGCCACGTTGGAACCAAAATTCATAGAAAAATATTGGCCTAAAATTATGGGCTCTAGTGAAAAAACAAAACAACACGTTTTAATTAGTTTATTGAAAACTGGTCGTTCTGAGTTTGAATCCAAAATTAGAGAACTACTCAAAAACGAACCCATGCTTTTGTATGTCCTGGCTGGGGTCATGCTTGGGCCTCAAAACAAATTAAACTCGCCAGAGTTTGTTGAGAAATTCTGGAATACCTACAAAGATTTAATGAAATCTCGTCTTTTGGCAACTCAGCGGCAGATTCTACAAAATCATTTTAAAATCTCGGCTTGATGATGCTACACCATTTGAATGACTGTCCAATTAACGCCGAAATCTAACATCAAAGGACCAATTTGTAGCGACTACAAAGATATTAACAAAGTCGTTGCTTTCGAAAAAGCCGCGAGAGCGTATCGGGCAAAGACTGAGCACTTCCAAATAAGCCATATTACTCAAAGCGTTTTTGGAACTTATGAGGTTATTTCGGGCATATCGTCTGGTCTGTATTTCGTTGACATTTTCAACAATAAAAAAAACCACGATACTTGCACTTGCAAGGATTTTTCTCAAAACCTACTCGGAACTTGTAAGCATTTGGAGGCAGTTTATTTGGCACTAAATGAATTAAAACTATTAGTTGCATACAAAAACACACAGCCTATTGCAGATTATATCACAATTATTGATGGCAAAAATGTATTAATTGGAAAACATCAAAGCGTTAAAATTCAAAACGGAGAAATCGTTAAATACGATGAAAAAACTCTTAGGGCGTCAAGTGCTTCTGCGAGTTTATTAGAGAAAACCAAGGAAAGAAATGCTAATTTAGCTCGCAAAGCAAAAATAGAACGTTTGATAGCTGGCGATAAAATTAAAATTGATGTTTTGACAAAGCCGTTGTTTCCTTATCAGCAAGATGCAGTAAAATATATGACGGCTTCTGGCAGATCCTTGTTGGCTTTGCGCATGGGCGGCGGAAAGACCGCGAGCGTTCTTGCGGTATGCGAAATTCTAAAAACGACCGATAAAATCTTTCGTGTTTTATTGGTTGTTCCTGCTTCTCTTAAGCAGCAATGGGCAAACGAGATCAAAATATTTGTCGGCAGTAAATCTGAAATTGTGCATAAAGCCGAAGAACTTAAGCCCTTCAGCTCCAAGCCAACAAAAGATATCCAATACAAAATAGTAAATTACGAACTTTTACTACGCAACCCAGACTTAGCTTACAACATTAACACAGATATTGTTATTTTGGACGAAGCTCAAAAAATAAAGAACTTCCGCTCAAAAACCGGCGAGATAATTCGTCGAATACCAAATAAATTCTTCTTTGCTTTGACAGGAACGCCAATTGAAAATCGTTTAGATGATCTTTATTCTATTATGCAACTAATTGACGAAGATGTTTTCGGTCCTTTGTGGAAATTCAATTTTGATTTCCATTCTCAAACGGAAACTGGAAGAATTGATGGCTGCAAGCACTTGGATCTACTTAGAGAGCGGATTAAACCCGTCGTTTTTTCCAAGAATAGAGCGGAAATTTTAAGCCAACTTCCACCTTTAACAGAAGAGACGATTTATGTTCCTATGTCAGAGGCGCAGAGCGAAAGAGAAGAATTTTATCGAAAAGAGGCGGCGAAATTATTCGCAAAGGCTAGCGGCAAGGGTTTAACTCGTGGCGAACAACAAATCCTCGCGGGTTATCTGCTAAAAGCCCGCCAAGCTTGCAACTCGTTAATGCTTTGTGAACCGGATAATCCAGATGCCACTAGTGATTCACCAAAATTGGACGAACTTCAAACGATTGTATCTGACGTGTGCATCACAGAAGGCAAGAAGCTTGTCGTTTTTTCGGAGTGGATAGAACAGCTTAACATCATCGCTGCTATGTTAAAAAACATTGGCATTGATTATGTGATGCTTCACGGAGGCATTCCTACCAAGAAAAGACCAGATATCATTGAGTCATTCAAAACCCAAAATCACAAAATGGTTTTTCTCTCAACGGATGCCGGGGGCATTGGGCTGAATTTGCAATTCGCAAGTTATGTGGTCCACTTCGATCTTCCATGGAATCCTGCCAAGCTCGACCAACGCACTGCTAGAACCCATCGCATCGGACAAAAGAATAATGTCTACGTTTATTATTTGTGCGCCGAGGAAGGCATCGAGAGGGGCATTAAAGATGTACTTGTTTCAAAACGTGAGGTTCGTACTGCAACTCTAGAGGCTGATAGCAAAATTCAAGAAGTTGAACTTCAAAGTTTTGTAGATTATTTGAAAGACAACACGGATATGTTTGCCATTCCAGCCATTGAACCAACCAAGGCCACGATAGAACCCGAAGAGGTAAAAGTTACGCCGAAAGTTCGACAAATTATTCAAAAAATGAAAAAATTCAAAGTGCATCTTGATGAAAACAAATCAAAAGAAGCAATTCAGGAAGCTTTCGATATCATTTTGATGCTAATTTCATTTCTACAAAGTATGGATGCCTCTGACTACGATAGCGTTATTAAATTAATAACACGCAAACTCATGTCTAGTAATAATGTATATGTGAACGCTCACGGGGTTTTAGTTTCTCTTAGGCATTTCATGCAGCAAAAAAATGCTGCATCGGTTGGGCAAATATACCTCCGAACAACTCTTCTAAGAGCACGCAGCACTATCGATTCTCTTTTGGGTCTGTTAAAATAACTTGGTTGTAAATTAGCTATATGTAGCAAAGGATTAAAATGATAGATTGTGCGCTGGCTGCGGATATTTCCACAACACACGTTGGATATTGCCTACAAAACAAAGACACCGGAGAGACTCTTGCGATGTCTTCCATAAATCTCCCAAGTAAAGACTATACTGATATTTGGGAAAAAGTGGATGATGTTAAAATAAAAATGACCGAGCTTGCTTTGTTCTGGAAAATGGCCGGTTGGAATGTCGCATCCATTTATGTCGAAGAATCATTGAAAAATTTCAAGGCGGGCGCTAGCTCTGCTGATGTTATTGTGAAGTTGGCACAATTCAACGCGATGGTATCGTTTTTAATAAGAAATTTGTTTGGAATCAATCCTGTATTTCTCAATGTCAACACAGCAAGATCTAGGATTGGAATCAAAGTTTTGAAGAAAAAAGGCGTGAAAAACGACACCAAAAAACAAGTATTGGAGCAAGTGGCTGCCAAAGTTCAATGGAGTTGGCCGACCAAGGTATTAAAAAGCGGCCCCAACAAAGGTACGACAGCTTTTGAGGAAGAGGCTTATGACATGGCAGATTCCTGGGTTATCTGTAAGGCTGGATGTACTATTTATAGAGCATGAGCCAAAATCAATTACAAAAATTTATTCTCCAAGAACTCAATCGCCATAAACGCGAAGGAGTTGTTTTGGAAGATCCAATAAAGTATATTGAAAAATTCATAGGCCCGGACTATTTTTTACATTTCACAAACATCAACAAACTAGGGATTAACCCTCAATATCAGCATCACACGCCAGCGGGGATATACAGCTACCCTTTAGAGCAAAAAATATTTAATGAACTCGCGGAAGACAGAATTGATTATGCGAGTGATTATAAGTACCTTATTTTATTTCGCAAAATAACTGATGATAAAATTTATGATTTTGAAATAGACGATATCACAGATGACGAACTTGAAAGAAAAATAATGGTCGCGCGTAATTTAATCAATTTTCATTATTTGGACGAAGGAGGCCGAAATGCGGTGACTAATTTGCAAACGTTTTTTCAATTAGTTCAAAACAGTTCTTTACGACCTTTACAAAAAAGAAAAATTTTTTTAGCTTGCGAAATTGATGGTTTAATCGATCGAGGTGAATCGTTTATAACAAATGACATCGCTGCCCAAGCGGTTTTTTTCAACATTTCAAAAATAGAAATTCAGCAAGTGATGAAAAATCCTTTATTAAAAGAAAAATTGTACCAAGCAATCGCCGACAACAGCGCACTCAGTTCAAATACAAGAAAAAATCTTCCGCAAAACATTAATGACAAAATTATTAACGATCCTTTTGCTGATGATTATCAGAAAGAAGCAAATTTCCGTTATGCTTCGGAACATGCTTTGGTTAAATTTATTCATTTTGAACCAAAAAATCATCTCTCAGGGGGTTTAAAATTAAAAGCTTTTGAACAACTTACATTAAGATTTCCTGAGAAAGCTATTCCCTATTTTTACCGCAGCAATCGAGAGTTTCGAATGACTCTTTATCGAAGAATTGATATTAAAATTCTTAATAAAGAGTTCAGTAAAATCATAGCTTTCGAAGATCTTAACTTGCTTTTAGTAGAGGCAGTCAATAGGGTTGACAGTCAACTGCTGGATGAATTAGTGCCTCTGTTTCCAGAGTTAAAAGATAGAAACAGGTGGCAAGATTTATATTTTGCCCTAGAGGATAGAAAAGAAGGTGATGGTATTTTCATGGCAGAATTGCAAAAATTTAGATGATTTTCAGGAGTGTCAAGCATGAGCCAAAATCAATTACAAAAATTTATTCTCCAAGAACTCAATCGCTATAAACGCGAAGGAGTTGTTTTGGAAGATCCTTTTGAACAGATCAAAAAATGGATTAGCCCCACAACGTTTCTCCATTTCACAAACATCAACAAACTTGGGGTTAACCCACAGTACCATTGGAGTATTACTCCTGCCGGTGTTTATAGTTATCCGCTAAATGAGTCCGGTTACGAAGCTTTAATGAATGATGACTTCTCTTTCGGAAGCGATTTTAAATACCTAATTCTTTTTTCAATAACAGAAACAAATCAAATTTTTGATCTGTCAGAAGATATTTCAGACGAAGATTACGCAGCGAAAATTGATATCGTCCGTCAATTTCCCAATTTTATATTTAAAAATAATGATGTTTCGGGATACCCGAATACAAACATAAAAAAACTATATATTTTTGTCAACTCAAGTACATTGACTCCTTTCCAAAAAAGAAAAGCGTTTATGGCATGTGGCATTAATGGGTTTATAGACAGGGGCGAGTCGTTTATAACGAATGATATTGAAGCCCAAGCGGTTTTTTTCAATCCAAAAATTATTTCTCAGCAACTCGTCATAAAAAATCCGTTGCTAAAAACAAAATTACACGATATTGTGGTGGGTGCTAGCCAAACATTGAGTAATACTGGGTTTGAAAACACTCCTCAGAATGTTGTTGATAAACTCCTGGCTGATCCTTATTCAAATGACAGAATGAAATCATATGCCATATCCCACGCTTCGTTTCAGGCAATAAACAAATTTATAACTCCGCAAATTGATTCCACATTTCGTAGGTCAGCCCTTTCTGCCATTGGCGAGAAATACCCCGAAAAAATTATTCTTTTTTTTGATTCACAAGATCTTAAAATAAGATGTGATGCATACAGATATGCCAAACAATCAATTGTTCATAAAAATTTAACTCATCTCCTTGCTAAAGAAAAACACATTGATGGATTTATTGTTTTAGCTGACCGAGCTTCGCAAGCCTTGGCTGAAAAATTTTTGCCTTATTTGGAACAATTTAAGCACGACTCAAAGTTTGAGACTCTCTACTTCTTGCTGAGACACAGAGACGAAAACGGAAACAAAAGCGGAACCTTCCAGACAGAACTTGAAAAATACCATAAATACATATAAGCTTTGGTTTAATTTATGCTACTTAAGGCGATGGACAACCGAAGAAAGAGACTATACCTTGTTGGCTGTTCGTCAACAAAGAACAGGAAATATTGAAGTCGTATGAGGCGTTTTTATTTTAATCGAACCGAAGATGCTAGTGGTGTGTCCGGTACAGGACGTGTCGCAGAAGGCGTTGAGTTTGATACCGGGGTTGTAGCTTTGATTTGGCTGACTCCGTTTGGAAGTATGTGTTTCTATCCTAATATTTGTGCTTTGGAGCACGTTCACAGCCACGGCGGCAAGACAAAGATTGAATATGTTGACTCTAAAGATGTTTAATCTTTTCTGATCTTTCCCTCCTATGCTCTAGTCGCCCCATGGCGACACTCTACACCGATAGCCAAATCCTTAGTTTTCTAGTTGAAAAAAGAAAATAATGGGATCATTTTATACAGATGGCAGTTTAATTGATTTTTTGGATAACGTTTTTGGTGGAGGAAGTGTTACAGGCGGCACAAATAACCTTAATTACAATACTGTATGCCCTTTTTGTAAGGAAGAAAATAAAAAACTCGGCAAAGCTACTATTAAAGAAAAATTAGCGATAAAAATCCCAGAGGGATTTGTTAAGTGTTGGGTTTGCGGTGAAAAAGGAAGAAATTTACTTCCAATTTTGCGCAGGTTTTATCCGCACGCAGTCAACGAGTTTCGTTTAAGGTTTTACAAAGAAATTGATGGCAGTAATTTTGGGGACAATAAAGACACAACCATAAAACCCAAAGAGGCCCTAAAGCTTCCAGATGATTTTCACTTACTAGCGGAGCACATAGAGAATCCACGCCCGGAAATACAAGAGGCTTTGCGCTACCTCGAATCTCGCGGAGCAACTTATCGAGATTTGTGGTATTATAAATTCGGAGTAGCGCCAAGTGACGAAAACCAACAACGAAGAATTATTATTCCATCGTTTGATGAAATAGGCAATTTAAACTATTACACAGGTCGTTCGTATAGCCATTTTTACAAAAAAAAATACATTGACTGCGATGAGGGCAAAGAGTCGTTTTTCTCTAAATTGAATATTGTTTTCAATGAGAGCAAAATTGATTGGTCTAAAGAGTTGACCATAACAGAAGGTCCATTTGATTTGATAAAATGCGATGACAACGTGACTTGTATTTTGGGTTCCAATTTCTCCCAAGACTCAAAGCTGTATTCCAAAATCATGTATCATGGAACACCAATATTATTGGCGCTGGATAATGACATGGAGCATAAAACGAATAAGCTGGGCAGGATGTTTAGTTATTGCAACATTCCTACAAGGATTCTGAACATCCCGAAACAGTTCAAAGATGTTGGTGAAATGTCAAAAAAAGAATTTCTTTCTGCAAAGAAAAAAGCTTTACTCTGGTCTCCAGAGTGGTCTTTGCTGGCCAAGATAAATTCCATGTTCTAAAACCATGCACAAATCACTGTATTCCAAGTATTTTCATTTCAACACAAAGAAAATACTTGGTGACATAAATGAAAATTGCACACTTAGCAGACATTCACATTCGCGGCATTTCTCGCCATAAAGAATATCGCGAGTCTTTTGAAGAGACGTTTCAAATTCTCCGCACAGAACAACCTGACTTCATCTTTCTTGGAGGGGATATTTGGCACACGAAAACCCAGGGCATCACGCCAGAAGGAATTGAGCTACTTGTTTGGTTGTTTGATGGTTTAGCCCAAATAGCCCCTCTTCATATGATTCTTGGCAATCATGATGCCAATTTGACAAATTCCGATCGCCAAGATGTCATATCGCCAATTCTAACTGCGATGAACAACAAAAAAATCTGTCTTTACAAAAAAAGTGGTGTTTATCCACTAGAAAATAAGATAAATCTTTGCGTCTTCTCTTGCACCGACGAAGAAGGTTGGAAAACAGTGTCTCCTATCCCTGGCAGTCTAAACATCGCGGCCTTCCATGGCAGCGTACTTGGCTGCAAATACGAAAATGAGTGGGCCAGCCCACACGGCGATGTTTCTATGGATTTTTTTAATGGTTACGATTTTGCACTTTTGGGTGATATCCATAAAATGCAATCTCTTGCAATGAGAAAAAATGCCAACCACAAGCAAGCGCCTTGGATTGCTTACCCAGGATCTCTAATCCAACAAAATTACGCAGAGGCAGTTAAAAAAGGCTTCCTGATTTGGGACATCAAAACTCGCGATGATTTTGATGTGAAATTTCACGCACTTGAGAACCGCTATCCTTTCGTAACAATCGATTGGAAGGGCGATGTTCGGGACACTCTTGCCCAGATTGAACACATCCACCCAGGTTCTAGATTTAGAATTCTGGCCAAAGAGTCCATTTCCCAATTAGAAATTGCTCATTTGCACAATGAACTTAAAACAGTTCATGGTGTTGAAGAAGTGAGGATCAAATTTGATCTCAAGGCCCATAACACGGATATTCTTTCTGTCGGCGCTGACGGCGCCGTGATTACTAAATCAAACATCAAAAACGATATTGACGGAATTATAAAACTGTTCGCAGAGTTCAAAGAGAAAAACAAAGACTCTCTAGAAGCCTATTCAGAGCTCTCTGATAGCGAAGACGTTAAACCCTTGGTCGATTCATACTTACAGCGCTATAACGCCCAGGAGGGCGAAGCAGAGTCAACTCTTCGTAACGTTTTTTGGAAACTCAAAGCATTGAGGTTTGATAATGTCTTTCGTTACAATGAAAACAACATCATCAATTTCGAAAATCTATCTGGCGTGGTTGGCTTGTTTGCCAATAACAGGATGGGTAAATCAAGCATTGTTGGCGCAATAATGTACGGGCTTTATAATTCTACCGACCGTGGACCTATGAAGAATGCTCACGTTGTTAATCGACAAAAGAAAAGCTGTAAAGTCTCGATTGATTTCAGCGTGGCAGGGGCGGATTATCGTATTGAAAGACAAACTGTTAAGCAGACCCCAGGTGGCAAACGGAGTAAAGCTGCGATGCAAAAAGCCGCTCTGGAGGAGGATAAGTCAGTCACGCATCTTAATTTGTTCAAACTAGAGCCATCAATCGACCCAGAGAAGCCCCCGGAGTATTTTGAGCTTAATGGCGAGCAGCGCGGGGACACTGAAAAAGAAATTCGCAAACTCATTGGCACCGCTGACGATTTTATGATGACGGCACTATCGAGCCAAGGCGGCCTTAATCGATTTATTCAAGAAGGATCAACCGCGCGGCGTCAAATTCTTTCGCGTTTTCTAGAATTAGATATTTTTGAAAAACTTCACAGTTATGCAAAAGAAGATTGCCAAATTCTTAATTCCAAATTGAAGAAATATTCTCAGTTTGATTGGCAAACTGTGTTGTCTTCTAAATGTGTTTCAAAAATTGAGTTTGAAACCGAGATTGAAAGCTTGGAAATAAGCCTATTTAATTTTAGAAAAGAAGTCGAAGAGCTAAAAATCGCTTTTGCTATTATTGCACACAACACTCATTCTCTTGTTACAGAAGAGCAATTATCTCGCCAAAAACGAAGCGTGGATAGAATTTTGCAAGAGATTAAGTTGACCCAAGAAAATATTGGCAAAGTTGAAGATTTCATTAAAAAGCAAACTCTTATTTTGGAAAACTTCAAAAAAAGCAAGCAAGAGAAGCCCATCGAAGAATACAAAAAGCGTTTAGCCAGCCAACAAAAACTACATATGGTTTTAGTCACATTAAAACATCAGTATGAGTCGGAGTTGGCGACCCTCAACAACCAAGAAAAAACTGTTTATAAATTAACACTCGTTCCTTGTGGAGACTCGTTTCCTACCTGCCGGTATATCAGCGACGCTCACCGCGATAAAAATTTATTACCTGGGCAAAAAGAGAAAATTCAAAAAATTCTTTCCGAACTCAACACAGCACGCCAAGAATTTGATATTGTGAAACAAGATAATCTTGAGGAGAAAATTGAAAAATACGAAGCTCTACTTCATAAAGAGATTGTGCTAGAAGGCGAGATCTCTACAAAGAAAAATGATTTAAACCACTTGAGTCGCAACGCGGAAGGTTTACAAAAAGATTTAGCGCGCGAGCAATTTGTATTCGATGAGTTAGAGGCCCGTTACAATGGCACGAGTGATGATTTGGAGGTACAAAAAGGCAGAAAGCTTTCTGAGTCGCTCACAGAATACCAGAACAAAATTAATGAGCACGACAAACGCCGGTTGCTGGCGGCTCACAAAATTGGCGTTCTGACGACTGAAATTGAAAATATCGAACAAGAGCAAGAAGAATACAAAAGCCTGCTTAGGCAATTGCGACTTTACGAGTTGATCTTAACAGTTTTTTCTAAAACTGGAATACCTGCCATGATCCTTAAGTCACAGCTTCCCGCGATCAATGCAGAATTAGAAAAAATCCTGTCCGGTGTTGTAGATTTTAAAGTTATTTTAGACGCCGATGCATCTTCTAACAATCTCGATGTTTACATCGAGGATTCTAATTCCAAGAGAATCATCGAACTTGCTAGTGGCATGGAAAAGACAATGAGCTCTTTGGCACTTCGTGTGGCTTTGTTGAATTTATCAACACTTCCAAAGCCAGATATTTTCATTACCGACGAAAGTTTTGATGGCTTGGACGCATTTAGTCTGCCAAAATGCGTCGAGTTAATCCAATCACTAAAGAATCATTTCAAAACAATTCTGTTGATTTCGCATTTGGATCAAATAAAAGAGTCTGTTGATACTATTCTCGATATTCAAAGCACAGAAACAGAATCACACATTGAAATAATTTAACATGGGCATAACTTACATGGTCGCTGCTGATTTTTTGGAGAATGTTAAATTTGGAGATCTACTCAAAGTTGATTATCCAATGATTGTTAATCAAGTAAATCATCCAGATGATACTATGAAGATAAGCATTTACGGCACGCCAAAACCAAATGACAGGTCAAAATTACTTACCAAGGTATTCTGCGGGAAGTGTTTTGCTTTATATCTTGGAGAATTTTCAAAATCAAAAAAAAACCAGATAAAATCAAGAGCAAAGGTGATTGTTACTAACGAGCTAGGCGAACTTGTTACAGGCTGGGTTGAGATCGTTACTTTACAGAAAGTTGAATTATAATGCCAGAAACGTGGCAAACTCTTGATGCAAATCGAGAAATAAAAATTCTGCATGAAGGAAAATTGGTGGTAATTAAACTAAAAGGAATCATAGTTCCTTTGTTTTGCGGTGTTTGCAATACTCCAATGCGAACTTTGGAAGATGGCTTATCTTTTAGAAAACACGAATGCTGTCATTGGTGCGCTTTAGAATGGGCCGACTCGGAATTTTATGATTGGGAAAACGGATGGCGCCCAACGAAAGAAAAAATACAAGAAGTTCTTGAAACACGCAAATCTACAATTCTGAAACCCATCCTATTTACATAACAGGAAACCCCTATGACAAAACCAAAAAATGAAGAGACTCTCGCTCCTACTGATGAAGAATTCGATGAGAGAGAAATTAAGGATTATGAACGCTACAAAACCCTATCAGATATTATTGATAGTTCTTTTGGTACACCGTCACGGAAAAATTCCGGTTATTCAGTAAAAATGAAGATCGTTGGTGACGCTATCATGCAAGTAGCTTATACCAGCGTGGGCAATTTCATCGGCGTAAGTCCGAACGCCGTCAAAGGCAAATTCCACAAAGAAGGCTTAGAAGCAATCAAAAATGCCCTTGATGTTGTTAAAGAAGACTATTTAGATGCAACAGACAAAGAGATTTCTTTCAAAATAGACAGCGAAAAAGAAGACATTGAGCTACTTCAAGGGTCTTACGGAAATCCAAAACGTACCTGCATTTATCGTTTAACTTGTATGGTAAAAATGAAATAATGATTTTATGGCTAGCTCTCCTACACGACAACAAATATTAGAAGAAATTATTAAATGTGGCAAAAATCCAATCCACTTTATTCAAAATTACGTTTACATCCAACATCCTACTCGCGGCAAAATCAAATTTGATACTTACAAATATCAAGATGATTGCATTGCTGATTTTATCGCTTATCGTTTTAACATCGTTCTAAAAGCTCG